GCCTCGCGGATCTGCGGGCCCGCGTCTACACCAGCCACGGGCGTAAAGCCCGGATGCGGAGCGTGTGACCATGCGCCTCGACGTATCCACCAGCAGCCGCGGCCCCCTCTTCGACGGGCGTGCCCGCCGTGCAGCGAACGAGTACGTCAACCGGCTGGAGAACCAGCTCGCCGAGGAGGGCCTGAACATCCTCCGCCGCGAGATGCGGGCCGTGTTCCGCAACCCGACCGGCTACTACGAGTCCCGCTGCGTCGTGGTCGACGGCAACGTCATCTCCGACTCCCGCGTCGTGTACGGGCCCTGGCTCGCCGGCATCGGGTCGCGGAACTTCCCGGTCACCCGGTTCAAGGGCTACGACCACTGGATCAAGACCCGGCATGAGCTGAACTCCCGCAAGCGCGGCATCGGCGAACGCCTCCTGCGCCGCTACACGGGACGGATGTGATGCCCCGTGCCGCTTGACCTCAACACCTACCGCAGCGCGGCCATGTCCCACGCACAGGGCCTCGGCCTGTTCGAGCAAGTCCTGGACCACGAACCAGTCTCCGCGCCCGGCAGCGGACTGACCTACGCCCTGTGGGTCACCGACATCGCACCGATCCCTGCCCGGTCCGGGCTGTCCTCGGTGACGGTGCGGCTGGAGCTGAACGGCCGAGTGTTCCTGCCGGCGGACACGGAACCTGCGGGTGACGTGGACGTGGCGGTGACGGGCGCCGTGAACGGCCTGATGAACGCGTACGCCGGGGACTTCGAGCTCGGCGGCAGCGTCGCCGAGGTGGACCTGCTGGGCGCGTATGGCGCGCTGCTGCGGGCGCGGCTCGGCTACACGCGGCTCGACTCGACGACGTACCGGGTGGCCACGCTGACCATCCCCCTCGTGATCGACGACGTATGGACGGAGGCCCCGTGAAATCAACTGCGCTGACGGCGCTTCACCCAGCCTCCGGGGTCCGGACGGTTGGCGTTCTGCTCCGCCCGGGTTGCCCAACGACAGTTGCCGGGCTCGTAGTTCCCCTTGCCGTCGATGCGGTCGATGGAGTGGTCCTTGCTGGGGCGCTCGCCCATGTCGGCGAGGAAGTTCTCGAAGTCATGCCACCGCGCGCAGACGGTGATACCCCGCGCTCCGTAGCTGGGGTACGAGGCGTTGCCCGGTTCGTAGCACCGTCCCTTCATGGCCGCCCACGTGACGTAGGTGATGGTGCCAGCTTGACCGTGCTTGTAGGACGACGCCTTCTTGCCGGTGTACGAAGCCAACTTGGCGCGGGTCTCCGCCGTGTGCCTGCCGGTGAAGCCGTCGGATCCGGGCTGGTACTGGCCGGAGTTGCGCAAGGTGTGCTTCGCGCAGGTGCAGCCATCGGCGCACTTCAGAGCAGCGCGACGTGCGGCAGAGAACGCGCGGCCCTTCGTGGCTTCGCTGATACGGCGACCCCGTTCCGGGGAGGGCGAGTGGCGTGCGCAAGTGCAGCCCTCCGGGCAGGACTTGCCCACCTTGGAGTGGCGCTTGCAGGTGCAGTTCGGAAGGCACTTCGGCATAGCCCAATGATAGCCAATCGCCCAGTCCTTTATCTCAGCTTTCGGAGGGCCGTATGAAATCCAGCGGGCTCGGGGATGCCCTCTACATCCAGGGCTTCAACGCGAGCGGCGACATCCAGCAGCTCGGCAACATCGGCGGCGGCCCCGCCCTGCTCAACTTCACCGGGATCGACAAGAGCGCATACGAACGGCAAGGCGGCCTGCGGTCCGGCCAGTTCGAGATGACCACCTACTTCAACACCGTCGCAGTCACGGGCGGCCTGCACGAGAAGCTGTCCGCGCTGCCCCGCACCGACGTCGTGATGACCTACGCCCGCGGCACGACCCTCGGTGACCCGGCCGCCTCGCTGATCGGGAAGCAGGTCAACTACGACCCGACCCGCGGCGACGACGGGATGCTCACCTTCGGGGTGTCGGCGCAGTCCAACGGCTACGGGATCGAGTGGGGCCGGCAGCTTACGGCCGGGGTGCGGACGGATACGGCAGCGACGCTCGGGACGGGCATCGACACCGCGGCGTCTGCGTCGTTTGGCGGGCAGGCGTACCTCCAGGTGTTCTCGTTCACGGGCACGGACGTCACGGTGAAGATCCAGGATTCGGCGGACAACATCACCTTCGCGGATGTCGCCGGGTTCGCGTTCACGCAGATCACCGGGGGCGCTCCCCTCGCGGAGCGGATCGCGCTGTCGAACACGGCGACGCTGCGCCGCTATCTGCGGGCGACGACGGTCACCACCGGTGGCGTCACCTCGGTGGCGTTCTCCGTGAACGTGATCAAGAACGAGAACGCGGGGGTGACCTTCTGATGGGCGCCGAAGTGTTCCGGCCCGAGCCGAAGATGGCGGCCGCTGCGTACAAGACGTATGCCGTGGTCTCCCCGATCAGCACGCACTTCCGGCCTGCGACGTGCGCGGAGGTCGCCTGCCCGCACTACGTGAACGGGTGGCGGGTCCGCGTCGAAGCCCTCACCCCGGACCTGCTGCACGCCGCCCGGAACTCGGGCCGCAAGTACGCGGAGCAGCGGGTCGCGGAGGGCGAGACGTGGCTGGTGTTCGAGGCGGGCCAGGACTGCTTCAAGGCCCGCGACCACCGCACTCGTTTGGACCGGGCCCCGCTGTATGTGGTCCGCGACGGCGACCACCGCGGCAACCCCCGCGGCACGCGGGACCGGCTCCATCAGAACCCGGGCAACTGGGTCGACGACTTCGCCACGCATCAGCAGGCGATCGCAGACGAAATCAAGAAGGGATAGCGCTGAAGTAGCGCAGGCCACATAGGGAATTGAGAGGAGGCGGAGAAAATGGCTAAGGAACTCAATAGAATTTACCCATGCTTTCTGAGTCGAAGCGCTGCACAAAGTGCTGCGCTGACAAGCCGCTGCCCGAATTCTCAAAGGCGCCTCGCGGCAAGTACGGAGTCAAGGCCACTTGCAAGGCGTGCGACGCCGAGCGAGCGCGCACCAATTTCACTTCTCGCGCCATGCCACCCGATGAAGTCAAGCACCGGTTGGAAGAGCGACGCGGCGACACGAAGCGCTGCACGAAGTGCGAGGAAGTCAAGCCCCGCACAGAGTTCTCCAAGTCGTATGACGGCAAGCACGGACCCGTGCTGCGGTCGTGGTGCAAGCCATGCTCGTCGGCCCGCGTCCGGGCTTGGCACGCTGACAACCCGGGGCGCGTCGCAGGTAACAGGCGCAAGGCCAACCTGGCGCGGCACTACGGACTCACCGTCGCTGAGTACGACGCGATGCTCCGCGCGCAGGGTGGCGTGTGCGCCATCTGCAACCGGCCTGAGCGCGTCGAACGCAACGGCAAGGTCATGCGAATGCCGGTCGATCACGACCACGCAACTGGCGCCGTGCGTGGACTTCTATGCCATTCCTGCAATCGTGCGATCGGCCTCCTCGGAGACGATGCCGCACTCATGCGCCGGGCCATCAGCTATCTGCTGCGGCACCGCAACAAACAGGACGGATAAAGGAGAGAGCTACTGCTCTTCTCCTATTCATCGAGGAGGGCAGTAGCCTTGGCCAAGAGCTCCGGGTTGGGCCAGACGACGCTCAGCGTCGACGATAGCGCGGGTACCGCGCGGGCCATCAAGAACGACATCACGAACTGGCAGATGTCCACGCCGCGCGGCGTGCAGGACATCACCGGCGTGGACAAGAGCGCGAACGAGCGGCTCCTCCTCCTGGCGGACTGCTCGGTCACGCTGAACGGCGTCTTCAACGCGGCCTCCAACCAGAGCCACGACGTCTTCAAGACCGTGCCCTCCACCTCCGTCGCACGCACCGTCACGCAGACCGTCAACGGCGTCACCCTCGCCCCGGAAATCCTCTTCACCGACTACCAGCTCACCCGCTCCGACAGCGGCGAACTCACCTGGTCCGCGCCCGGCAGTCTTGCGGATGGCGTCGTACCGACCTGGAGCTAGGCCCAAGTCATGTGTGTCGTCCGTGAGTTGACCGATAGACTGTCCAAGTCATCGAGGCTTGGAGGCCAGGTCATGGGCGGAGCAACGTCCGGAAAGTTCAACATCAAGTCATGCGGCAGGGCGCACGCCTGGTGTGCGGAGTGCCGCCCCGCACAGGCGGCCGCGCAGCGGAAGCCACCGAAGCCGAGGAAGGAGCACGACAAGCCATGCCGGAACTGCGGACGTTGCGACGCGTGCCTCGGCCTCATCTCGCCCGAAGGCACGAAGGTGTGCCGAGCTTGCCAGGAGACCAAGCCACTCAGCGCCTTCGCACGCCGGAACGACACCGGCGGCTATCGGAACCAGTGCATGGTCTGCCGCAACTCCGGCCAGGTGTCGGCTCGGTGCACGGGGTGCGGCGCGCGGTTCGCCCGACAGGGCACAACCGAGCGGGAGCTGTGTCCGCGCTGTCGTCCTGCGCTTACGAAACCGTGCGTCAGGTGCGGAACGCAGTTCGTCGGGTCGATGGAGCAGCGCCGCTACTGCTCGCCAGAGTGCCGCGACGCGACGCTCGACGAGCAGCGACGCGGAGCGCGCCAGCGTGTCCGGCTGGAAGCCCTACAGGCATACGGCGGCACGGAGCCACGCTGCGTCTGCTGCGGCGAGGACGTACTCCACTTCCTTGCCCTGGACCACATCAACGGCGGTGGCGGCAAGCACCGCAGGGAGACGGGCGGGGGCGGCTTCTACAGCTGGCTGCGCCGCCACAACTACCCGGCCGGGTTCCGGGTGCTGTGCCACAACTGCAACCTCGGCCGACAGTTCAACGGCGGTACCTGTCCGCATCAGGAGAGATGAGCAGCATGGGATTCAACGCATCCGTCAGCAAGGTGGTCATCCGCTTCGCCGAGGATCACAAGTACCACGGCGCCGAGGCCACGCTGAAAGGCATGGCCTTCGGCGAGTACACCGCCGCGACCGGACTCGACGGAGGGGACGGAGAGGATGTCGCC